ATCTAAAGTTTCTGATTTAGCTCTTGCCCATGTTTGTCCGGCGTCTCCACCCCACAAAGCCCAAGCGACTCTACCATTTGAAGGATAACCGGGTTCTCCTGGTCTGAATCCTTCAGCTTGTTTATCTACTTCATGGCGACTAAAAAAGCTGTGCATTCTGCGAACTGTACTAGGAGATAACTCCTGCTTGTTTACAAGTTGTCTTGCTCTTGCTAGACCTACCGGAGTGCCTCCATCGAAGCCCTCTTTTCTCCAGTCTAATGCTTTTTGTGCTTCTTTAGCCATGCCGTCTGTAGGGGTTAGATCGATTTCTTCTCCTCCTACTCGGGCCATGTTATTTCTTCTTAGGCGTTTTTGGTGCTTCTGCTACAGGCTCTTCTGCTGGCTCTGCTACTGGAGCTTCGATAGGTGCTGGCGCGGCTTCTACAGCCTCGACCCCGACACTTACCACTACTTCCGCAGGAATTTTACCTAGAAGTCTTTCCATACGTCCCCATGGTCCTACCACTCTCTTGATGATATGAACTCTTACGGGTGCATCCTCTTGTTGGATATATTCGTTATAAGTTAGTACTTTTCCTTTTTCTTTAAAGTACTTGTCTAACTCTTTTAGTACTGCTATTTTTGACATTATTGCTCCGTATTATCTGCGGGTCTTCCGCCCTGGCTTGGGTTAGCTGCGCTACCCGCGATATTAGCCGGTATTCTTATTTCAGCTCCTGCTGAATTAGGTAGAATCTCCATCCCCATTCCTAATCTAGCTTCGTCTGGAGTAATGATTCCTCCATTTACTAGAGTTGAATAGTAGGCAGCTTCATCCTTTAATTCTGGTTGTAGTGCTGGTATACCTGCTACATCTTCATATATTTCGAAACCAAAGAACATTTGATATGCCGAGTTTATTTTCTTAATTATTGGAATAATTGTTTCTAGATAATAAACTCTGTGGTTTGGTCGTATATTAGCATTGTTACCGCTGTCTACTAGTACAGGAGGTACGCCTAGCGCTTTTAAAATAATTTTCTCATTTGAGTCAATCGAAGGTCCAAAGTCTAATTCTTTGAAATTTACGTTTGAGATTGAATCAACTGACATACCACCATCTAGGATCATAGGATTTCTACCTCCTGATTGTGGTCTATAAGTTTGTCTCCACTCCTCTTTCATACGCTCTTTAATACGAGGGCTAAGAGTATCTGGAGTTTTAATAACTAATCCGGGAACAGCTCCGTTGTTAAAGAAGTTATCTTGAAAGTCTCTCATGGACTTCATTAATTTCATCGTTCTAACAGCAGGTCTTAGTCTAGATATGCCTCTGTAGATTGATTGAGAGCTATTATCCTTGATATGGATAATTTCGTTTGGTAGATATTCTATGCTTCCTTCAAATTCGTACTTCTCTACGTAAGTCTGGTCATCGGCATATATAACTACTTTACTAGCAGGTAGATGGTATAAATGAGTTCCATCAAAATATATAAAAATATTACCATCTAGCATTAGATCCATAATCAGGTTTCTTCTAAACGAATGAATATCCTGAAATGGATTTGGTTGATAATTTAAAAGGGTCTCAACTGTCTTGCGTTTTAAACCGCCTCTAACAGGAAACCCTACTTTTTCTGTACCGATTGAAAAATTTATTTCAGCGGAATCGTCTACTATCATATTGACAGCGCGATTCACGATTTCTAAATTCTCAAAATAATAAACGTATGAGCGTTCTGGCTCCTTGGATATAGCATCAGGGTATGCCGAGGCTATCCAACGTTGAGCCGGATTTAGTTTCTCATAGATCCAATTTCCTAGCTTCATGTTTCTCCTTTTGAATCCTTACCCAATTCATCTGCTTAGTAGCAGTTATTAGTGTAGGATCTTTTCCGTATACGCTATGAAGCTTCAAGTGATGCTCGTGACACAAAGTTACCGTCTGATTGTAGACTTTATCATGCTCTTCTTCAATAAAACTATCTCGAATAGCTAGTATATCGTCTACTGTCTTGACTGTAAAGCCTTTGTCCTTGCACCACTTATTAAACAATGGAGTCATTGTATAGTAATGGTGAAAGTCTAGGGACTCTGTGCTCCCACAAATTTCACATTGAGAGCCTTTTTCGTACTTAGATTTTGCCCGGTCTCTGACGTATTTAATCGGATCACGCAGTAAGCTTGTTCCAGACATTTTTTCTCCTTTTAATTTCTGTAATTATATTATTTTGAGGGTTCAAAGTCAAGCTGCAAATTGCACTTGGTATGAAATTACTTTGTTAAATAAACGTCGAACCATCTATGACTTGAGTTACACTCTGGATCATCTCCGTATTACCAACTTTTTTCGCAACGCCTTGGTTATCTGTAAGATATGCCTCTGCGAATTGTCCATTCTCTACGTAATAAAAGCTATCCGGTTGAAGAACTTGAGGTAATACTGTGACTTTAAAAAAATTTACTGCTGCCATTTTACCACCCTATTTGACTCCACTCGTAAGCCGCTCCCGTTGCTATTGTAAAAATAGCAGTAGGAATTATTTCCGCCGGTCCTCTAGCTGGAGCTATCTGATCCTCGGATTCTATATCTCGTGTTTCGGGATGCAGCCACACTACAGACGCGGGAGGTTTATAAAACTTCCAGTCTATAGAGGCCGCAGGCTCTAGTTGAGATAGAAATGTGATCATATCACGCTCTCTTTGATTGTTATTTTCTTGGGAGTTCCCTTAAAAGTTTGTCCTGTAATCATATATTCGTAATTTACATAATAAATTCCAGGAGCTAGTGTATTGTTTACTAGCTTGAATAAATATCCATCGGTCACTTCTGGGCTAGTGTAATTCTCCACAGTTAGTGTAGCGGCTACTGCCGCGGACTCGGGTGGAACTTCTCCTCTCTTGGATAGTTTCATTACTACTGTTAGACCAGTTATTAAAGATTTAGTACCAGTCACTGAAGCTGGTATGAGTATGCTTTCGCCCTGCATATAAACGTACATATTAGAATCCTCCGGCACTCGTTTTATAACTATAGAGTGCGTATCTTAGGGCGTCGGCCATATGGCTAGCCTCATTGTGTTTTGGCTTTTCCTTTTGTAGATTCTGATTATCGTCCCACTGGTACTGATCTAAAGCGTGCAGCACGTGGGATAGTGACGAGTCTACGAATACTCTGTCGGTATCTATTAGTGAAGCAACATATCCAATGCCGTCTAGAACGGACTTCTTCGCGTTTGTCGTTGGAATGTCGTATTCTTGTGCGAAATCGAAGCGTTGCTGCTGGTTTGCGGAGTCAATATAGATATAATCTATGGCCCATTTATCCATCAGCTTCTTAATCTCCTCGGCGTGTCCTGAAGTTACACGCTCATTGTCTCTATATTCGTCTAATAAGAAGAATTTCTCGTGATCCCATGAGTATGCGACTACAACCATCGCTGTAGGGTCTCTAAAACCGAGGTCAAGTCCTGCGAAAACGTCGCATTTTCTTAAATCGAGATCCTCTGGAATATTGCCTATACAATGTTGCTTTAGATTCCAGATCTTTCCTTCGAAGATCGAGAAGTCAGCCTCATACTCCTGACGGAATTCGGCCTCGCTCATGGAGCGACGGGCTTCTTCTACGTCTTCCGCTGTCATTCTAGGATTATCTTTCCAGGTTGCCTTTACTGAGAACCATTCTGGGAAGTCATCTCTGAATCCACGGTCAAATAATTTAGAGAACCAGTTATTCTTACCACGAGGTGTAGAAATAAACAGTGCTTTCGAGTTAGGCTTGTCTAGTGTAGGACGAAGAGCAACGTTAAATGCCTCCATTCCATCTGTGAGCGCAGCCTCATCGAAGATAATCAGATCGTAAGAGCGTCCAACGCAGCTATCAACCTGATTCACCGAACCGATTCTTATCGTCGATCCGTTTGATAATTCTATAACCTTATCTTTGGCATTATCTTTCGTTACTTCTAGTCCGAATTTCTTTATCAAAGCTCTTTGTAAATCAAACGAGATCTGAGATAACGAATAGTTTGGTGCCATAATAAGAACATTGGAGCCAGGTACTAAAGATACTACCTGGCCCACAACGTTTGCAATATAGGTCTTTCCTTGACGACGAGATAGAGCAGCACATCCAAAACGATACTTTGGATTGTTTATACCATTTACTAGAGCTATCTGGGAAGGTAGAGGATCAACCTCTAGTTCTTTCAAATAATTAGCAATGGGCACCCTCATGAAAGCATTTGGGTACTGTACAATTACATCTGTTGGAATATCTGCTCTACTTACTATCATGTCAATTCAAAGTGAGGCCCATCAATGAAGGGTCTCTTTCCCTCTTTTCTCCTAGCGTCCACATAATGATTCATAGCGGCTTCCATAGTTCCATTCCACTTTGTGATATCTGGAACATTCCAAGCCGCGCCCCATTTTAGTGGCACTCCTAATTCTTTTGCCGCTTTCGCCATAGCGTCAGCAATATTATCATATAGATTAAGTTCCCAGCTAACCTTACCGTCTACATAAGCGACTAGATCGACTGCCTTACCTTCTATATGTTTGCTTTTCATTGTCTGAGATTTACCGGCTGCTACGTACTTCTTTTGTGTTTCTACAGTGCGAAGACCTTCAGTAACACCAAAGTCTACTGTGCTCAGCTCGATCGCTCTCTCGACAACTTTAACTAGCTTGGGATCTACTCCCTTTAATCTATTTAAAGAAGTCTGACTAAGTTTAAACATTATTCATTTACTCCTTCATCCGTTATGGATACGCCATCTTTTCCGGCCGAGATTCTTCTTTTCACAAGCTGGGCTATATACCCGCACATGATACTAAAAATTTGTACGTGTGCTGCCATTGCGAGCCAGAAAACGAATCCAGGATTTGAACTTACCATTATCAGACCAGCGATTGCATAGGTGGTAAATACTAGCGCACCACCGAACATCATCCAGAGAGCTATATTCTTTCTTTCATTTGTCTCTAGATGAAGCCATTTCATTAGTCGTCTCCTAGTAGGGGATCAAATAGAAAGTCTTCGGCGGGAGCTTCTTCTTCTTCAACTAGAACGGGAGCTTCGGCATCTGCTGGGATCTTATAGAGTAGAACACCGTTCTCGTCAAATCCCATTTTCTGATTGCGTTTAATATATTCAGTAACCATTATTTAAGTATCCTGTAACACGTTTTGCAATGGCTGCCGTCTTATTTATGGCAACGTCATCATCCGTGTTATCCTGTGAAAATCCAACGGTGATTTTACCGATTGGATAGTTCAGTAAGTTTGTGAGTGGGCACTCTACTATCTTTTTGAGTTCGTATGCCATAAAGTATTTTCTAGACGAAGCATCTACTGGGGCAGTAAGAACAATGCAACGTGGCTTGTCTATTTCTGTCCAGATTTTTCTTAGGCTAGTATTCATTGTAGATACGGTCTCGGTTCCAAAATCATCATAACCATCTGTATAGTAAGTTGCCGAAGATTCAGTAAACGGTATTCCAGTTAGATCGTGTCTTCCGTTGTGAAATTGTTTTATCACAACACTATGAGCGCCCAGAGAACCTCTGAGCTGTTCGAGACTTGCATTTACTAACTTTGAGCTTTCTAATTGCTCGCGAAATCTAAGGGCTTCTTCGTCGGGAGTTACGACTAATTTTTCAATACGACTGTAGCTATTTATAGTAACATAGGTGATTGCAATAATGCAAATCGCAAATAGCGTGGCTACAGGCTTTAAAGATAGTGAGCGAACTAATTGCCTAAAGGCGTCACTTAGTTCCTTTATCATTACTAAGGAGTTTCTCCATCAACTGTCCGTAGTTTCCTTGCCCAAAGTTAGCGATATTGACTGTAGGGCCAGAATTGTCATTCTTGAGTTCATCCATACGCATTTTATGTGCGAACTGTAGAAGCTCGAGAAGGTCTTTAGAAGTATATATGCCGGATTCTTCGGCTTCTTCTAGCTTGGAGTCAATCATACGATCTAGTACAGCACCGAGCTTATTACGGTTTCTGTACCCGCGATCTAGATATACGCCGGTTATATAATCTTTTACATCTTTGCGCTCTAAAAACTGCACTACCTGATATTCTGGTATGCCTAATTGCTCCGCGGTATCTTTCGCAGAGCCATAAGTTAAATAAGCGTTAGCAATGTCTAGACATTCTGGAGTAAGTGCAATTTGAGTCATAATTCGGATTATACCATTGAGGGGATTCACCGTCAAGCTATTTTTAGGCTAAGTGACGGTGGCTCCTTAATTAATTTTGTTCTTCAGGTACTGAGGGTTGGATCCAAGGCAATGGTGGGTTTACTACTGTTGGATTTCTCTGGTTTTCAATTTCTTGCGCTACACTTGCTTCGTAGGCTGCTACTTGTTCTTCGCCTAGAGCTTCATGTACCCAACCAAGAACTTGTTCTTTTGTGAGATCAGCATAGGGAGTAAAGGTAGCATCTTCACTAAGAGCTACACTTGTTGAACCATATGCATATCCGCCATATGTCCCGTCTGTGGCTTGAAGATTCCAGTGTACATTCAATACAAGGTCTGGCTCCCCTGCATATTCGGGGTAGCAATCCATCTGAACTACCCCCCACGTATTTGTAATTGTTGTCATATTTATATCCTTTAAACTTGAGTAGCTTCTAGATCAACGGAACCCGTCGCAAGTGCTGCTGTTGTAGTTCCTCTTCTGCGTATTTCCACTGTAAAAGAACAGGTTAGTGCCTGCTGTGAACTATCAGAAATATACCACGATCTAATTGACGTAAGAGGCAACCATTCATCTATCGCGCTTCCACCTAAAGTATTTGTAGCACCACTTACTTTTACCTCAAATCCTGGAGCGGCTTGAAAAGGGCTACACCATTGGTGTAGTTCTGTCGTTGTCGTATTACTACTATTATACTGACTATTAACTCCGTATGCTTTTCCATTAGGATTTATATTAAACTCAGCATAAGCTGCATTTGG